TTCGTGGTCCTCAATTTCGTAGTCGTAGTCGTACGCTACATTTGCCAGTTGGTCAATGTACGCCAAAGCGTCAATCAAGTCATCGTGCGTCAAAGGATCAGGAAACTGAAAGAGTTGATCCAAAAATCTACTGTTCCATTCACCTTTGTTTAATGTAATGTAGCCGTTTTCGAAACGACCTTGTAGTGCCCACATTACTCTGTCGGTCTTCTTTTTGTTACCGTGTGTTAGTTCTTCTACTCTAAAGAACGTACCGTAACGTTTCATCAAGTCCGCCAAAGGAGACATTACAGCTTGTTTAGCAATGCCTCTTTCGATTCCAACCGACACGGGACGGTAATCTCTAACGGCCTGAAATATCTTAGCTGCTGTTTCGTCAAGACTCCATCTACCGTATATGATATTGTCAACATACCAACCATGCTCACTGACCTTAACCACTGCGATGGCTGTGTCGTCAAGCTTGGAGTTCTTAGTCTTCTTCTTGTTGACTTCTTCAAATCCTGCCAAGTCAACGGCAATGTAGTAATCTCCTATTTCAGGTTCGTCTTCGCTAAAAGAGACCCAGTCCTCTTTAAACATTTCCGACCCACGAGCTTCAAACGACGCCATAAATTCTTGACGGAACGCATAGCTCGACATGCTTCTTTTTGCAATATCAATTTCTGACGGGTCAAGTAAAGGATTATCGTAAGATGTAAAATGCCAAGCCTTGTACGTAGGGTCATCATCTAAGTCCGCATATTTGTATAGTTCGTAAAAGTGGTTCCTTCCCATTGGCGTACCAATGAACATTGCACAGCCCTTTTGGTCCGCCAAGGCAGGTCTAAGGATTTGCTCGAATACCTCTGGCTTCATGTCAGCGTACTCGTCCATAACTAGAAACTTAAGGCTGACACCTCGCATTGTTTCTGGTCTGTCGGCACCTTTGAGGCTAATGGTAGCACCGTTGACAAGCTTAATTTGCAGATTATTAATATGGCTACCAGAGATAACAGGGTGTCCCAGTTCCATAAGAGTTTGCCACATGATGTCTCTGGCTTGTCCCTGAGTAGGTGCGACGTAAAATACATGGCCTCTGTCCGCCTGAAGTGCGTTAACTATTAACATCCACGCTGCTAACCTAGACTTACCTGTACGTCGCCCAGCAGCTACTATTTTAAATCTTGTGTCGTCTGCCCAGACTTCTTGTTGCCAAGGCAGTAGTTCTATATTAAGATCAGTCAAGTTCGTCCAACTCGTCTTCAGTTAATTCTCTAATTGGTATATCCACACCTTCTAACATTTCACGTACTTTAGCCAATGTTTCAAACTTATGAAACACCGCAGGTACTGCCCTGCGTCCTGTTAAAGCTTCTACCATGTCCCACCCTGCAGGGCCCGGAGGCATTTGTACATAACGGTGGTCAATGTCTTTTTTCATTAGTTGTTTTCTTAATGATTTACAACCCATGCACCAGTCAGCACCAATTATTACAAGCATGTTTAACTATTAAGACCCATTAAAGTTATTAAACACCACAGGTGCTTCTAGCAAATCAAAGGTAACAACTACCTCTACGTTACCTGACCCGCTAGTAGATGCTTTAATGATGTCTCCCGGTTGTAGAACAAAGGTTGCATTACCATCAATCAACAGGTTTTCTTTTGAGGATATGTTAGTACCGTTGTAGATATACACATCTGGAGTAGGGCTAGGCTTGTCTACAAACAACGTAATACTGTTAGTTGAGTTATGTAGATTAGCTATGAATGCCATGTTCCAATGTGCTACGTAACCGTTAGGAATAGTAACAATCGTTTGCGTACTGGTGTCTGTTAGGTTTTTGTTTTTAGTGTACAGCATCAGTACAACCAAAGCACTGGAGTAGTGCCCCTAGTGTCCACATGTACAAAACCATCGTCAATACCTATGCCAGTAAAACCAAGGTTCAAAGCATTAGCCACAATAGTGTAGCGGTGGGCAGCGTTTGTTATTTTTATGTCCGCTGCTATCCCTTGGGCATGTGTTCCCGGCACCGCTTTTTTTCTTTCAATAGGGTGCTGAGTTGGATGACGGTAACCTGACGTTACCTCAAAAGGGAAGCCACATGCGCCCCGCAATTGGTCTAACTTCTCTAGGAACTCTTGTTCCATATTGTTAGTGCCAGTAACCTGACAATCGAATTCTTCTCTAGTAAAGTGCTTAAGAGTCATCTTCTACTACTTCTCCTTCGATTATCTCTGGTGTTAGTACCTCTGCAGTACCTACGCCACTTATGTTGATCTGTATAGCGTTACGACCAGCGTCTTTTACTACGTCCTTCTCAAAGGCACCCACTGGTAGTATACGGTCCATCACAAGTTTCCAAGCAGCAGCCTGATTCTTATGGTCATGGTCCAAAGCAGCATCAAAAATAGTCTCTAGGACCTTACGAGACTTAGGACTAGCCAACATCCTAGCCTTG